TAGGAGGATAGATTATGTTAGCTGAAGGAATATTTATATTAACTGTAAGTTTAAGTGGTAATTATGATGATCTAGAATTTGTAGGATATTTTAATGATTGTCCTACCGCCATGATTTATTTTAAAAAGAATTGTTCAGAGCATAAAGCAGCGAGTTGCTTACTAAAAGAATACAGCAATATACCACCTGACCATGTATCACCAAGCCAATTTGATTTTGATACTATTAGAGAAGGGCAGAGTTGTGGCTTTGTTGGGGTAGATACAAGAACCTTTACAGGAGAAGATGATGATTGAATTTATTTTATTGGTTAGTTTGAGTGGTATGCCATCAGGAAATGTTTATGCTGGTTCGTTTAGTTCATGCCAGGAAGCATTTACCTATGCAGATGTACACTATACTGATTGGCGTGGCAGAACTTGTATAAGGGAAATAAGTAATGGGTAAAGGAAGCAGTCGCAGACCAACAGACGATAAAAAGTTTTCAAGTGCTTATGATCGAATATTTGGTGCTGTTAAAAAACAACCAAAAATTAACAACAAAAAGGATAAAGATGGCAAAGACAAGTCCGACCCAAAGAACTCTAGCAAGACTAAAAAAAGAGAATTATGATCTTGTAGCAATTACTGAACGCTGGAATCCTTTTGCACGAATAAGACAAGACTTGTTTGGAATTATAGATATATTAGCTATTAAAGATGGGGACTGTGTAGCACTTCAAATCACATCATATTCCAATATTAGCAGTCGTGTAAGGAAGATAACAGAAAGTCCTGCCTTGCCCTTCCTACGAGCTGCTGGATGGACAATATTAGTAGAAGGGTGGAAGAAAGAAAAGAATGGCAGATATACCTCTAAAATCGTTGATTTAAGTTAATTTAAAATACAAGGGAGGTACTTTCTAAACTAGGTGGGTATTTTTAATATTAAAATAAATTGTAAAAAGACTTGCAATTAATTTAAAAGGGAGTAATTTAGAGGGTAGAAGTTAAACAAAGGAGATGTTATGAACAACATTACAGTTCCAGTAAGCGAAGTATTAAAGCTCAAGAAAAAAATAGACAAAATTAATACACAATGTCAAAGACATAATCTTGACAATGTTACACTTGTTCAGTCTGAACCATATCTTAAAACATTTACAAAGGCTGTTGCTTTAATTAAGGATGGTACATATGAACCTTTATTATCTAAACCAAAAGAAATAACAAAAAAAGTAGTGGACCTAGAGGTTTCTGGAGAAGCTCCAGTTGTTAATCAATATTATAAAGTTATAGGTTTTGTGGAAAATGGAAATGGTAAAGGCGAAAAAATTATTGAGTTATGGGATAAAAGCTCACAATGGACTTTTTCTTACGAAGCAATACAAAAAATTAAAGACTGTAACCATTGCAACACGAAAAGAAATAGAAATAAAATTTATATTATTGAGGATTTAAAAGCCGACAAACTTGTTAATGTGGGTAGCACTTGCATAAATCAATATTTTAATAAAAATTTAGAGTCTTTGTTGCAACAATTTTCTGATCTTGGAAACGAATTTGAGTTGCTGACTGACTATAATCCACCAGAAAGTGATAACTGGGCATTTCCAGCTAAACAATATGATGTTGAAGAAGTGTTGGAATCAAGTGCTGCTATTATTAGAATTTATAAATGGCTATCAGTAGGAAAAGCTAATGGTAAAACTACCACTAAACAGCGTTTAGAATATTATTTAGGAGTTTATAAAGATAAAGCCAATATAAATGATAAACCAATTAAAATAACTAATGAAGATAAAGACCTAGCTAAAAAAGCACACAAATGGATTACAGGGTTAAATACAAATAACATTGATAATGATTATATTAATAATTTGTATGTTGCCTGTTCACAAGAAAAAATAACTTCTAAACTATTTGGCATAGCTTGTTCTTTATTTGTTGGTTATAAATATAATAATAAGGAGAAATAATATGTTATTAACAGATACTAAATCAGTTATAAAATTTTTAGACATTGAAGTATTAGAAGAAATAGCAAGTGAATTTGTTACTGATACTTTAGAAAAGCAAAAGCAATATCCAATACTAGAACAGATTAAAGAGTATTGGCTTGAGGAAGCAGAAGAAAAATTAAGTAATGCTAAAGCTATTCAACTGCTACAAGAAATAGATTTTCAAGCTATAGCAAATCAGTTTGAAGAAGAAGCTCAAGAAGTAGTTGATGATAAAATGGACGCAGAAGCAAGAGAAAAAGAAAAATGGGAGAATGGTTGTTATTATGTTGATAAAGAAACTGGTGCAGTAGAGGAAAGATTCTGATTGAAATGAAATTTAGTTTGTGTTAAAATCGAGGGGTTAAGCCGACCCTCGTCTTGAGGATTTGCTTAACACTCCTTTGGAATCCCATCTTAATCGGTGGGATTTTTTTTATGTGGAAAATAACTAATGATTAAAAAACAAAAGAAAGCAGTAGCTACAGTAATTAAAGCACCTGCTGCCAAACCTCAAGAGAAAAAAATAGACTATTCCAAAAGAACTATGTCGGAAGCTATTGCAGCATCAGCTACCGAATCTCAAAAATTTAGGATGTAAATTATGTGGTCATGTCATTTATTTGTAGGATGTCATTTTGGAGTAGAGTGGTACGAAGCTGACAAGATAGATCCATACTATGAAGATAGTCGCACTAGCAAATATAGTTATTTCATTATAGACTTGGGATGTTTACGAATACAAAGATGCGAGAAATTGGAGAATGTGTGATGAGCCTAAACCTAAAGAAGAAGATGTACAACAAACCAAAGAAGAGCGGCAGGAAGATTTACGCAGATGGTTTGAATCTCTCGGTGATTGCGTCTAATGGCTGATAGATATAAAACAATAAACATTTACGACCAATACCCAAATAGTGGTGAGTTAGAATTAGGTGCAAATTTACTTAATCCTACAGCAACTGCTAATGTTACAAACAGAACTGATTTAGGTAATAGCTATTTTGACACTATGGTTGGAACTTCATATCAACCAACAGATGAAGATAACAAAATAAACAACAGACTTGGATTTGGTTTTGGTAATGGCAATCTTAATATAAATGCTTTAATGGATGAATACAAAAAAAGTGCTGGAGCAGAATATGGACCAGCTTATGCTAACATTACACAGACTGATAATGATTTAATTAAACAATTAGGCTATGAGGGACAAAACTTTGATGCTAATATAACTAACAGCAATCAAGGAACTGAATTTGGAATAAATGCTTTGCTTAAAATGTTTGGTGGTGAAGCAAGTGTAGGAGCTTATAAAAACCCAGAAGATCAAGGATTGCAATTTTTATTTAACAAAAGTTTTTAACAATGGAGCAATGACCCATAATGGAGTTGCATAACAATGACAAAAGAAGAAAGAAAAGAGTTAGCTGCTAAACGCAGTTCAGAAGTAAATAAAGGAAATACAAACTCTAGCAAAATCAATCATTTAATGACAGATACACTTAAACGCAGATTGGTACAAGATGAAGCTAAAAGAGCTAACAAAGTTATAGAGGCATTACTTACTAAAGCAGAAGATGGTGATGTTCATGCTATCAAAGAAGTATTAGATAGAAGTGATGGCAAAGTAATGCAAGAGAGCAAAATCTCCGGTGACTTGGACCAGCCATTAATGATTCAAGTAGTTACTGGGATAGATGACAACGACTAAAAAAGTCCTGACTGGCTATGAACCAAGAGAACCTCAAAGGCAGATTCACAAAGCTGTAAGAGAGAATAGGTTTGTAGTGGTAGTAGCTCATAGAAGAATGGGCAAAACAGTTGGAGCAATTAACCAGCTAATACATAGCGCATTAAATTGTAAACTAAAGAATCCAAGATTTGCATTAATAAGTCCTACTTACTCACAAAGTAAAAGAGTGAGTTGGGATATGCTGACAGAATATACAAGACCATTAGAAGCAGTAAATAACATTGCAGAGTTAAGATCAGACTTTCTAGATGGAAGAAGAATAAGTTTATATGGTGCAGATAATATTGATGCCCTACGAGGGATATACCTGGATGGTGTAGTTATTGATGAATATGCACAGATTAACCCTAGTTTATTTAGTGAGATTATAAGACCAGCAATTGCAGATAGAAAAGGCTGGGTAATGTTTATTGGAACTCCTAAAGGCAGAAATCATTTTGCTACATTAAGAGATAAAGCAAAAGCTGGCAAAGATGGATGGAAGCTATTAGAGTTTAAAGCTAGTGATACAAAGCTAGTAGATCAAGAAGAATTAGATGCAGCCAAGAAAGAAATGGGAGATGACAAATACTCACAAGAGTTTGAGGTTAATTTTGCCACACCAGTTGAAGGTTCTTATTATGGATTGCTGATTAATGAATTGCAGTTTAAAAATCAAGTATGTGAAGTGCTTAAAGATGACATAGCTAAAACCTTTTGCTCTTGGGATTTAGGCATGGGAGATTCTACAGCAATATTTGTTGCACAGATTATAGGACAAGAAATACACATCATTGACTACATGGAAAATCATGGTCAAGGTTTAGATTTCTATATTAATTGGTTAAGAGATAATAGATACGATACAGCAGAGATGTTGCTGCCGCATGATATTCAAGTAAGAGAACTAGGAACTGGGAAGTCCAGGCTAGAAGTATTACAAGAATCAGGGTTAAATTGCAGAGTAGTACCAAAGCTAGGAATAGATGATGGCATACAAGCTGTTAGAAGAATACTTCCTCGCTGTTGGTTTGACACCAAAGTAAAAGATGCAGTTGATCTGTTAAGAAATTATAGAAGATTGTATGATGAAAAAAGAGATGTATTCTTTGATAAGCCTGTTCATGATTTTACTTCTCATTGTGCAGATAGTTTTAGATATTTAGCAGTTGGATTAGATGAACGAGATGATGGATGGAACAAACCTCTTGAGATTAACAAAAAATGGATAGTTTAATAAATGGCATATAACAAAAAAAGCATGGATGTAAACTCTGATGATAATAGAGAATTAGTAAATATTATTGGCTCTTATATTGATGACTCATTAGGATTTATTTCAACTGAAACTTCTCTATCAAGACAAAGAAGTCTTGAGTATTATATGCGTGAACCTTATGGTAATGAAGTAGAAGGTCGCAGCCAAATTGTAACAGCAGAAGTTGCAGAAGCAGTTGATGGTGCGTTACCTCAAATTATGAAGGTGTTTACGCAATCAAAAAAAGCAGTCGTATTTGAACCTGTTAATGAAGGGGATGGCGAAATTGCTGAACAGGCAACAGAGTATGTAAATCATATATTTTATAAAGATAACAATGGTTTTGAATTGTTGCATGATATGTTTTGGGATGCTTTAGCTCAAAAAGTCGGTGTGCTTAAATGCTTTTACGATGACAAGAAAGATGTTACTAAAGAGAAATATGAAAATCTAACTGAAGACGAACTTGCAATGATTATGCAAGACGAAGAAGTAGAGATAGTTTCTCAAGAAGTTGTAGAAGAAGTTATAGAGCAAGACCCTCAACCAATGATAGACCCACAAACTGGACAACCACCTGTTGATCCTATGACTGGACAACCTATGATGGATGAGATGGGTATGCCAATGATGATGGAAGTACCACCAATCATAAACACTTATTACAATATTAAATGCAAAAGAACTAAAGACTCATCTAAAGTTAAAATTGAATCAGTTGCTCCAGAAGAATTTTTAATTGATAAAAGAGCTATTAACATTGAAGATGCAGATTTTGTTGCACAAAGAAGTTTAGTTACTCGTAGTGATTTAATTGCTATGGGTTACGATAAGGATGTTGTAGCAGAACTATCTGCTGGCGATACATTAGATTTTACTCCAGAAAGAGTTGCAAGGTATTCAGCAGGGGAAGAACCATTTAATACTAATAACTCTGATGACGAAAGCATGGAACGAGTTGAGTATTACGAGTGTTATGTAAGAGCAGATTTAGATGGTGATGGTATAGCAGAAAGACATAGAGTTTGTTACGCAGACAACAAAGTGCTTATGCACGAAGAATGTGATTATCAACCATTTCATAGTGTTTGCCCTTTCCCAATACCACATAAGTTCTTTGGTGAATCATTAGCTGATCGTACAATGGATTTACAATTAATTAAATCTACTATTACTAGACAAATGCTAGACAATTTATATCTAACTAATAACTATCGTGTTGGTGCAGTTGAAGGACAAGTTAATCTTGATGATCTTCTTACATCTACAGCAGGTGGTGTTATTAGAATTAAGAATCCTAATGCTTTAGTACCAATGACTGTGCAATCTAGTGCTGGACAATCATTCCCTATGCTTGAGTATTTAGATACTGTACAAGCTAAAAGAACAGGTGTCAGCGAAGCATCACAAGGATTAGACCCTAACATATTACAAAATGTAACAGCTACAGCAGTCGCTGCTATGTCAAGTGCAGCAGGTGGAAAAATAGAATTGATAGCTCGTATCTTTGCTGATACTGGAGTTTCATCTTTAATGAAGGGTATCTTACAACTCGTATGTAAATATCAAAACAAAGAAAGAATTATTAAAGTTAATAATAAATTTGTACCTATGAATCCTAGAGAGTGGAACACAGAATACAATGTAACTGTTAATGTTGGATTAGGTACTGGTAGTAAATCAGAACAATTATCTGTTATGCAAATGGTCCTTGATAAGCAAGAGCAGATGCTGACACAGTATGGTCTTGGTAATCCATTAGTAAGCCTTAAACAATATAGAGATACATTAGCTAAATTTGTAAACATGGCAGGATTTAAAGATGAGTCTGGATTCTTAAAAGATATATCTCAAGAGGAATCAGATCAATTAGCTCAACAACAAGCAGAAAGTCCACAGACTGACCCTAATACTGAAGCAGCTAAAATACTTGCACAAGTAGAAAAAGAGAAAGCTGAAATGCAGATGCAGGCAAAGATGGCACAATTAGAAATGGACAAACAAGAGCTTGAACTTAAAGTGCAAAGAGAGATGCTTGAGCTACAACAAAAACAAGCACAGTTTGAAGCAGACATGGCTATGAAAGAAATGGAGCTAATGCAGAAGGCACAAAATGATAGTGCAAAGAATGATGTATCTCAATCTAAAGAACTTATAAATGCTTTAGACAAGATCAATAACATTGCAGGAATGTAATGGATAAAAAAGCTGAAATTAATAGCGTATTAAATACCGAGTCATTTCTTAATGAAATACAAGATATGATTAAAGAGTGTTACGCAGAAATAGAAAACTCTAATCCAGAAGATGTAGCTATAAGAGAACGAGCTTATCACAGGATTAAAGCAACAAATAACATGATGACTAGACTTCAATCTGTAGTCGATAGCGACAAGATTAAGGATAAATCATGGACAATATTATAGGCATATAGCCTGTATGGTAATGCCACACCTAGATGGCGATTAAGGAAATACAATGAGTGAAGAAACCACGACTCCAGAAGTTGGAAGTGGGAATGATAACCCTATAACAATAGATGATGCAACATCTGCATTTGAGGGTATGTTATCCGCACCAGAGGACTCGAAAGAGCAACCAACTGAAAAGGAAGAAGATACACAAGAAGCAGAAGTAGAGGAAACAGAAGAAGAAGATGTAGAGTTTGAAGCTGAAGAAGCTGATGATGATACAGAAGAATCTGAAGATGACTCCGAGATTGAGGATGAAGAAGTAGTTGAGGAAGACCAAACTTTCACAGTCAAAGCGGCTGGTGAAGAAAAAGAAGTTACCCTTGATGAACTTAAAAAATCTTATCAACTTGGCAGCGACTATACAAAAAAGACTCAAGAAGTAGCCGAACAGCGTAAGGTCATAGACCAAGAAGCTAAAGCTATTATTGAAGCTAGGCAAGTTAGGGATGAATATGCTCAAAAACTTCAAGCAGTTGAACAATTCTTGGTTGGCAGTAATGACAGTCCGGAAGATTTAGCTACTATGAAAGAGAACGACCCAATAGGATATGCAGTTAAGGTCGCAGAAATGACCGAGAAAAAAGACCAACTACAACAAGTAAATGCTGAAAGACAACGAATTGCTCAAGAGCAAGAATCGGATAGGTCAGCAAATATGCAGAAGTATGTAGAAGGCGAAGCACAAAAGCTGACACAATCCTTGCCAGAGTTTTCAGACAAAATTAAGGGCGAAAAAATCAGACATGAAATTCGCAATTATGGAAAAAAGGTTGGATTCACAGATGATGAGTTATCTCAAGTCTATGATTCACGCCATGTTTTAGTGTTACATAAAGCTGCACAATACGATAAATTAATGGCAGGTAAAGCTGGCGTTAAAAAGAAAGTAGCTAATGCTCCAAAGACAATGAAAGGTGGAGCTAAAGTAAAGCAGACTGTAACAGATAGAACTAAAAAACAACAACGGAAGTTATTGCAATCTGGCGATGCCAGAGATGCAGCAGCTTTATTTGAAAACTTTATTTAAGGAAAAATAACAATGGCAGCAGCAGAATTTCATACTTATCAAGCAATTGGTATGCGTGAGGATTTATCCAACACCATATACAATATTGCTCCGACAGAAACTCCTGTAGTTTCTTCAATCGGAAAAACAAAAGCAACAGCAACACTTCATGAATGGCAAACAGATACACTAGGTGCAGCAGCTAATACAGCTCTGCAAGAAGGTGCTGTAGCAGCAGCATTTACAGCCGTTCCTACAGTTAGAGCTACTAACAGAACTCAAATTATGGGTAAAACAGTAAATGTTTCTGGCACTCTTGATGCAGTTGATTTAGCTGGTAGAAAAACATCTACTGCTTATCAATTAGCTAAAGCAGGACAAGAACTAAAACGAGATATAGAATTTGCTATTCTTGGTAACATTGCACCAGTAACAGCAGCAGGTGGTACAGCACCAAAGATGGCATCTCTACAAACTTGGTTAAGAACTAACTGGACTTCAGTTGGTACAGCATCTGCTGGACCTACAGCTCCAGCCGCACCAGCAGCACCTCCAGGTTCTGCAATTAGAACTAAATCATTAACAGGTAATACTAATGCGTTTACAGAAGCATCTTTAAAAACTGCTATGAAAGCAGCGTTTAATGCTGGCGGTACTCCAACTATGTTGGTTGTTCCACCTAACCAAAAAGTTAAAGTATCAGCTTTTGCTGGTATTGCAGCTAATCGTGTTTCTACACCTAACGCTGGTACTACTACAAAAGCAGCATCTATTGTAGGTGCAGCCGATGTGTATTTATCAGATTTTGGTATGCTTTCAGTAATTCCAGAAAGATTTATGACTTCTGATTATGCAGCTAACAATGGTGAACAGGCTCTTATTTTAGATCCAACAATGTTGGCTCTAGCAACATTAAGACCTTTTCAGTCTAACCTATTGGCTAAAACTGGTGATGCTGAAATGCACCAAATGCTTACAGAGGTAACTCTGCAAGTAAGTAACGAAGCAGCTCATGCAATCGTTGCTGATTTAACAGCTTAATTACACATTAAGTATTGATATAGCCCACTTCGGTGGGCATATCTTTTAAGGATAATTATGGCAGACAATAAGAAAAAATTTAAAAGTGCTTGGTCACAACCAATAAAATACAGACACCAAATAAAACACGATGACCATGATAATGATGGTTATGTGATAGAAACAAAACAAGATGTAACAGATATTATTGAAACAAACAAAGAAGAAATTATTACTAAATCCACAGGGTGGGGTGATGATATGTTTGATAACAAAATTGCATCTATACCTATGACAGTTATTGATGATCTAAACCATAAACAGATTATGCAAGGATTTCAAATATTAGATATGAAAAAATTTAAAGAATTTTTAAATCATCCAGACAACAGATTTTTTAGAACAAAACAGGGCAGAATATAAATGGCATTTTTTACTGATTACGCAACACTACAAACTACGATAGCAAATTATTTAGCTCGTAGTGATCTAACTGCAACAATACCTGAATTTATTAGGTTAGCAGAAGATAGGTTAAGTAGAGATTTGCGTATAAGACAAATGTTACAAATAGCAACAACTACAATTAGTTCTACTGATGGTACAGTAGAAATACCATCAGATTTTTTAGCTATGAAAGATATTCATATATCTTCTAGCGACCCTATAAGAACTGTTACTTTCCAATCACCTAGTAATTTCTTTAGAAATACAAGAGCATTAACAACAGGATTACCTACTTTTTATACTGCATTAGGAAGCGA